CAATATTTAGACAACATATAGACAATATATAGACAATGTTAACAACAATCTAACAAATAAAACGTACTAATTCCAATGGTTACAACATCTTTTAAAGACAATGCTTAGACAATGTTAACAATAATCTAACAACAATCTAACAACAATGTAACAACACTACAATACTAATACTAATACTAATAAATATATATTATATAGTATTTTTGGCTTTTACTGATTATTTAGTAAAGGCTATTTTTTTATCATCTTTTACTAATTTGCAGATGTAAAAGAACAAATTAAAAAACTCTATCGAGTAAAATCTCGTAAAAAATGTTATGGAGGATGAATTATGTTAGAAGTATTAAAAAAATGTGGTGTAGAAGAAGATAAAGCTAATGAGATAGTAAAAGCTATGGGTGAAGCTAAAATATACACTACTAATCTTGAAAATGTAGATGTTAGATATAACAAACTACAAGAACAAAAGAAGCAATTAGAAGAAGCTTCAAAAAGTTATGAAAATCAGTTAAAAGATTTACAAAAAAATAATGCAGATGTAGAAGCATTAAATAAACTGGTTGAACAGTTGCAACTTTCAAATAAAGAACTTGAAACTAACCATAAACAAGAAATGGATAGGTTACAGTTCAATTTTGCATTAGACGGTGCACTAACTAATGCTAAATCTAAAAATAATAAGGCTCTAAAGGCTTTGTTAGATATGAATAGTATAAAGTATCAAGAAGGCAAGTTTGAAGGTTTACAAGAGCAAATAGAGGCTTTACAAAAAGATGCTTCATATTTATTCGATTTAGAAACTGCTCCACAAAATACTGGTGGACTAGGTAATTTTGGTAGAGGTAATAGCTCCACAATAACAAAAGAACAATTCAGAAGTATGAGTTATATGGAAAAAATGGACTTATACAACAAAGACAAAGATTTATTTAATCAATTAAACAATAATTAAAAAGGATGGTGTTATTTATGACAATAACTAAATTACAAAACATGATAAACCCGGAAGTATTAGCTTCTATGGTTGATGGAGAATTAGAATTTGCTATAAAATTTGCTCCTTTAGCAACAATAGATAAAACTTTAGTAGGTAGACCAGGAAATACTGTATCGTTACCAGCTTATAAAATGATAGGAGAAGCAGCAGATGTAGAAGAAGGTGAAGCAATACCAGTTGAAGCTTTAGCAACTGAATCAGTAGATGTTAAAGTTAAAAAGGCTGGTAAAGGTGTTAGAATAACTGATGAAGCTATATTAAGTGGATATGGAGACCCATTAGGTCAAGCATCTAAGCAATTAGCAAAAGCAATAGCTTCTAAAGTTGATACAGATGTTATGGAATGTTTAGATGCTATAGGTCCTGAAATGACTGTAAATAAAGCTTTATCTGCTGATACAGTTTCAGAAGCTTTAGTTAAATTTGGAGAAGATTTAGACGGACAAAAAGTATTATTAATATCTCCTACTCAACTTCATACTTTAAAGAAAGATCCAACTTGGTTATCAATACAAGAATTAGGAAGAGAAGCTTTAGTTGAAGGTGCTATAGGCCAAATACATGGTTGTGATGTTGTTATATCTAACAGAATAACAAACACTAACTTTATAGTTAAGCCAGGTGCTTTAGCTATATACTTAAAAAGAGATACTTCTTTAGAAACTGAAAGAATATCTTCAATAAGAGCAACTGAATTAACTATAGATAAACATTATACAGTTCATTTAGCTGATGTTACAAAAGCTATAAAAATAACTGGTGCCGGAAGAGCAAAATAAGAAGGTGTTTAAATGGGAGAAATTCAAGAACTTAAATTAATATTAAGGGAGGAAACTTCTCCCTTTTTTACTGATGAAGAAATAGCATATTATTTAAATAAAAATAATGGAAATATAAATAATGCTGCATATGAGTGCCTATTATTAAAAGCCGAAGATGATAGCATAGCACTTCCAGGAGGACTTACTTTAGCTAATAATAGTGAATACTGGTTAAGACTAGCAAAGAAATATAAACCTAATGGGAGCAGGATTTTATGATAGCTAATAAAATAAAACCTAAAGTTAAAAAAGTAATAGATAAATTCCCAACTTATGTTGATATTTATAGAGAAGTTAAAAATGAGTTTGGAGAACCTGGAGGGAAAGACCTTGTATGTAGTGTAAAAGGCTTTTACCATGAAGGGAACACTCAAATTAGTGCTATTACTACTGATAAAGGGCAAGTAAAAAGAAGTAAGCAGATGTTTTTAATGGTTGTATATGATGAAGATACTATTAAGATAAAAGAGAATGACTTCTTTATACTTGATAATGTTAAGTATATTATAAAAGACTTAGGTAACCAAAATAGGTTAAATATTTACTTTGATATGTTAGTCGAGAGGTGTTAATATGAGTTTTAAATTTGATGCTAATAACCTTATAAAAGGAATAGCTGAAAGAGAAATTAAAACTAGAGCAGCACTTGGATTATATGCAGATACAGTTGCTAAAAAAATGGAAACTCATGCAAAAATCAATAAACCCTGGGTTGATAGAACTGGAAGGGCTAAACAAAGTTTAAATAGTTCTTGGAAGTGGGTTGGAGATGTTGCTAGAGTAGAGTTATCACATGGAGTTCATTATGGTATTTATTTGGAATTTTGTAATGAAAAAAGATATGCTATTATAAAACCAACTATAGATATAATAAGTCCTCAAGCTATAAAAGGGCTAAATAAGATATTGAAGTAGGTGTAAATTATGTTTGCACAAATATACAAGCATTTAAAAAATAATGGGTTTGATGTGTATTCTATAGGTCAACATGAAGGAATATGCACAAACCCTTATATTGTTGTAAAAGAAAACGGAGAAAGTGAAGTCATAGGAACTTCTTTGATTAATGATACGGTTGAATTATTAATATATTATCCAGTTGGTAGGTATTCAGAGTTATCAAGTTACAAAAAAAGAATACTTGGTGTGATGAAATACCAAAGAGGTATAAGAAGAGTTATTGAAGCTATGCCAACTATAATTGATGATGATAAAAAGGCATATATGACTTCGTTTACTTACAAGAAAATTAAGACGAAAGAAGGTGCATAAGATGGAACAATTTGCTTTATGTGATGTTGTAATGACACAAATAAAAGTAAGTGGTGGAAAAACTCATTCTTTTGCTACTGCTGATGAAATATCATGTGAGCCAGTAATAGAAGAAGGAGAAGCTAAAAACCTTACTATAAAAAACAAATTAATAGCTTCTAAGCAAACTCCGGACATGGTACTAGGGCATGATATAACTTGTAAAGATAATGTGTTTGCTCCTGCTTTACTTGCAGATATACAAGGTGGAACTGTTACTGATAGTGGTTCATTTACAAAATATACTGCTCCTAATGTAGGTGCTATGCCTAACACGAAGGCTTTTGAATTTATAGCATATGTTGAAGTAGTAGGAGATAATGGACCAACAGGAGAATATTTAAAATATACTTTCCCTAACTGTAAAGGATCTTTTATATCTCCTAACTTTAAAGATGGAGAATACTATGCTAATGAATATACAATAAAATCAAGACCAGCTTTAAATACTTCACTATATACAGTTGATTTAGTTAGTGAGTTGCCAGTAGGTGTTGTTGCTTTTAAACATCCTGCTTTAGAAGTAGAGGAAGAACAAATAGAAGAATAATGGATTAATGGGCTAAGGTACATCCTTAGTCCTTTTTATTATATATTTTAGAAATTTTAGGAGGTAGTTATGCAAATAACAAGTTTAGAACAATTACAAGCAATAAAACAAACAGAAATAGTTGAGTTACCAAGTTTTGAAGATGGAACTCCTTTTGTAGTAGAAATTAAAAAACCTAATATGATGCAATTAATGACAAGTGGTAAAATACCTAATACTTTATTATCTGTTGCTACTGAAATGTTTAACGGTAAAACTGGTCAAGTAATGGGGAAAGCGTCAGAGGATATAAAAACATTAAAAGAATTAGTAGGAATGATGGAAGTATTAGCAGAAGCTTCTTTAGTTAAACCAAGTTACAAAGATATTAAAAAAGCTAATGTAGAACTTACAGAAAATCAATTAATGGCAATATTAATGTATTCTCAAGGTGGAGTAAAATCTTTAGAAAACTTTCGTAACCAGCAAGCAAATAATTAGAATACTAAATCAATCTATAAGATTTAAAAAACTACCTTCTGAAATTGCTAGGATATATGATGAATATACTGCATTTTGCTTTGATGAAGCTTGTGATTATATAATTAGTCAATTAGAACAAGAGAAAAAGCCAAAATGGAGAGAAGAACAGAAAACAAAGGAAGAAAAAAGAAATATTAACCTTCAATTAGCTGAAAAGCTAAGAAAAGAAAGGAGGTAGTATATGAGTGTAAATGTTGGTACTGCTGTTGGTTATCTTGATTTGGATGCAAGTAAATTTAAAGCAGGTTTAAAAGATGCACAATCAACTTTAAGTGAATTTACAAATCAGAGTAATAATGCAGGGACTAGATTTGAAGCTTTAGGAAGCTCTTTAAAGACAGTAGGAAGTACAATAACTACTGCGGTATCATTACCTTTATTAGCTTTAGGAGCAGGAGCAATAAAAACTGCTAGTGATTTTGAAGCTGGTATGAGCGAAGTTAGTGCTATAACTGGTGCAACTGGTAAAGATATGGAAGCTTTAGAGCAACAAGCTAAGAAACTTGGGGCAACAACTAAATTTAGTGCTACTGATGCAGCAGAAGGTATGAAGTATTTTGGTATGGCTGGATATAAAACAGACCAAATTATGAGTGCATTACCAGCAACATTAAACTTAGCCGCTGCAGGTGGAACTGATTTAGGAATAGCTTGTGATATAGTTTCAGATGCTATGACAGGCTTAGGAATGAGTGCTAATGAAACCACAAAGTTTACAGATATAATGGCAGCTACAATAACTAATTCTAATACTAATATTGAGTTAATGGGAGAAACTTTGAAATATGTAGGTCCTGTTGCTGGTACATTAGGAATAGGTATGGGAGATTTATCTGTAGCCATAGGACTTATGGGAAATGCAGGTATAAAGGGTAGTCAAGCTGGTACAGTATTAAGAGCAGGTTTAACTAATTTAGTAAAACCTACTAAAGAAATGAAAGTAGCTATGGAAAAGTACGGTATAGAACTTGTTAAAAATGCTGATGGTTCTATAAATATGATGGACACTATGGAAAATCTAAGAAGTACATTAGGAGGATTAGACCAGGCTACACAAGCTCAAGCTTTATCTACTATATTTGGTAAGGAAGCTATGAGCGGGTGGGCAGCAATAGTTAATGCTAGTGAAGGTGATTTTAATAAACTATCAGAAGCAATCGCTAATTCAGATGGGAAAGCTTCTGATATGGCTAAAACTATGCAAGATAACTTAAAAGGCTCTATAGATAATATGAAATCAGCTTTTGAAGGGCTTTTAATAACTATAGGTCAAAGACTTATACCCATATTTCAAAACTTAGTTGAGGGAATAACTAATGTATTTACGTGGTTTAATAATCTTAATCCAGCTATCCAAAATGTAATAATTGGGGTAGGTGGTTTTTTAGCTATATTAGGTCCATTATTATTGATAGTTGGAAATGTAATCATATTTATAGTTAAATTATCAACTTCCATAAGTGCTTTAGTAACTTTCTTTAGTGCAGGGGGAGTAGGAGCAGGTCTTTTAAGTGTTGCAATAGGTGCTTTAAGTGGTCCTATAGGTATAGCAATAGCTGCTATAACTGCATTAATAGCGGTAGGTGTACTATTATATAATAATTGGGACACTATAAAAGCTAAGTGTAGAGAAGTTTGGAACTCAATAAAAGAAACTGTTACTACAGTATGGAATAATATTAAAACTTCTACATTGGGAATATGGAATAATATAACGAGTACATTATCTAGTATATGGAACGCTATAAAAACTGTAGCAACTACAGTATGGAACGCTATAAAATCAGTCATACAGACTGTATGGAATACTATTAAATCAGTTGTAACTACTGGTGCAAATGCAGTTAAGTCTGTTGTTACTACATCATTTAATGCAGTTAAATCTGTTGTTACTACTATTTGGAATGGTATAAAAACAGTTATTCAGACTGCATGGAATGGCATTAAATCAGTTGTAAGTACTGGGGTAAATGCAGTTAAATCTGTAATAACTTCCGTATGGAGTGGACTTCAAGAAATACTTATTGCCCCATTTAGAGCAGCGCAAAGTGTTATTAGTGGAATTTTAAGTGGTATATCAAGCGCTATAAGTAAAGTTACAAGTGCTATAAGTTCTGTAAAAAATGCAGCTAGTAATGTAGTAGATAAAATAAATCCATTTAAGAAAAATATTGAAATATCTTATTCACAAGAAGATATTAATGCAAATGCTAGATTTAGAAGTGATGCTATAGATTTAGCTAAAAATTTAGTATATAGCGATAGAACTGCAAAAACATCTATTGCTGAGAGTATTTCTAGTGTTACTAAATCAGCTTCAAATATGATAAAAAATAAAGATGTTTCAAGTGTAAAGCCTGGTAATAGTGTTGTCATAAATAATACATATAATAGTCCTAAGCCTGCATCAATTAGAGAATTGAAAAGGCAAGATGAAATTCAAATGCGAAGATTAGCTATGCAATTAAGTTTTTAGAAAGGAGGTACTAACTTGATAAATAAAATAATATATGAAAATGAAAGAGGTATATCTATTGAATTAAATCGAGAAGGTCCTCTTTTTTTAGCATCCGTTCAAGGTTTTGATGGATTAGAAGCTGATATAGTAAGTTCTAAAAGTGCATACCAAGATGGTATAAGCATATCTAAAACTATTTTAAAAGATAGAATTTTAACTTTAAATTGTTATTTAGAAATAGATACAGAACAACAAAGATGTATTTTAAAAAGAAAATTATACAATGCTTTTAATCCTAAATTTAAAGGTCATATGAAAATATATACTGATGCAGAACAATTAAGAGGTGCAAGTAATTTAAGAGTAATACAAGCACCTTTATTTGATGATGATTATGAAACTACAAATGAACTTGTGAGTTTTCAAATACAATTAGCTATGCCTTTACCTTATTTTGAGGATATAAATGAAAATAGAGCCGATTTTGGGAATGATATAGGTAATTTCTTCTTTGATTTAGAATTAGAAGAAGAAGGAAGAGAGTTATCTGTAAAAAATAATTCTATAGTGGCCAATATAGAAAATTTAGGTGATGCAGAAACTCCTTTAAAAGTTGTATTTAAAGCTAAGTCTACAGTTAAAAACCCAAGTATTTATAATGTTTATTCTAAAGAGTATATTAAAATAAATAGGACTATGTCAGAAGGTGAAGAGATAACAGTAACTACAGATATAGGCAATAAGAGAGTTGAAAGCTATTTAAATGGTGTTACTGCTAATATATTCAATGACTTAGATATACATAGTTCTTTTATGTGGTTAGATATAGGAGATAATGTTATAAGGTATGATGCAGAAGAAATGATTGAGCAGTTAGAAGTGTATATTTATTACACTAACTATTATTTGGGGGTATAGTAAATGGAACTTTATGTGCTTGATACTGATTTTAAAATGCTAGGTGTTATTGATAATTATGAGTGCCTTGTGTGGCAAAGAAATTATTATAAACCTAATTCTTTTTCTATGCAAATAATACCTACTTTTGAGCAGTTTGAATTACTTAAAAAAGGTAACATACTCCTTAAAATTGATGATACAAAAGAAGCTATGTATATAGATCATAGAGAGTTAGAGGAAAATGATGAAGGTGTAGAAATATTAGTAGTTAGCGGATATTCTTTAACTCAATGGCTAGACAGAAGAATAACTTTATATAAAGAAGTTGAAGAAGATAATGCCGAAACTGTTATAAGAAATTACGTTGAGAGGCATTGTATAAACCCTAAAGAAGTTAATAGAAAAATTGATAATCTTATTCAAGGTATTAATAATAACTTAGGTGATGTTATAAACTATTTAAGTCATTATAATCAACTGTCAGAGGAAATTGAAACAATATCGAAAGCTAATGAGTTAGGATATAAGATAGACTTAGATTTAGATAACAAACAATATGTATTTGAAGTATATCAAGGAGTAGATAGATCTGTTAATCAAGGGGTAAACTCTAAAGCTATATTTTCTACAGAGTTTGAAAATATATCTAACCAAAAATATGTAGATAGTGATAATAATTATAGGAATATGGTTTTAGTTGCTGGTGCTGGTGAAGATGCAAATAGAAAAACTTTAACCTTAGGAACTGAAAATAAAGGTTTAGATAGGTATGAGTTGTTTGTAGATGCTAGAGATATATCTGATACTAAGCAACAAGGAGAAAACGAAGTATCTATTCCTGTTGAAGAATATAATAAACTCTTAGAAGTTAGAGGGAAAGAAAAATTATCAGAATGTACCAAAGTTGAAACTTTTGATTGTACTTTAATAAATGTAAATTCTTTAATTTATAGAGTTGATTTTGATTTAGGGGACAAAGTTAGTATTATTAATAAAAAATGGGGATTAAT